AGCGTTTGTGTTGCGATCTGTTTGGATAGATTTAGAAGATCGCGACCTTGATCGTTTTGGACCCGATCAATGCTTTCAAATTCACTTTTATTTGCGAATTGCGTTAACAATTTGGAAAAGATTTTACTATAAATCACGTTACCATCAACGCTATTTACACCTTCCGTGACTTTGTTCTGCAAGTCCGGGCTGTTCAAGATCTGTTGTTTGATCTGATCAGATAGCTTGCTAGTGTCTGGTAACGTTCCGGCTTTCTTTAGGGCTTCTTCTGCCTTTGCGTTCGCTTGTGCGATTGATTGGGTTGTTGAGGCTTGAGCGTCCGAGATTTGTTTATCAACCTCTTTCTTGACCCTGTCAATATCCTCTGTGTCGATCCGTTTCTCCCACTGCGAACCATTCCAGACGTACATACGGTCATATAGACCGTTCTTTTCAAACCAGATGTCACCTACCTTGTGCTCTTTATTGTCTGGGCGATTGTACCAGACTTTGTTACCTTGAGCATTTAATAGATAGTCCGGTAGGGTATTTACTAGACGTTGTTGATTGTTGGCCAGGTCGTCAATCTTACCGGATAGGTTGCTGGTCATTGATGATTTAAAGCCATCACCGATAACTCCGACCTCGACACTGTCATTCTGCTCTAGCAATACATCATAGACAATAGTTGTCAGTTTGGCATCTTCACTAGTAAGCCCGATCTGAGGATAATAGACGGGGACGATGTCGCAAAGTTCAGCTTCTTCTAAAATCTGAGTCAGTTTATAATCAAGTGTTTTTGATAAGTCTACATACTCGATTTTAGTATTGATTTTGGGGAGTCCTAGACGGTTATTAATTGCGTATTCTTTGGCAAGTCTGCGTAACTTGTCAATCGTTGGGACTTCCTTGTCTTTAAAGTTAGACGAGAAGTCAACGATCAAAACCCGTCGCTCATTGTATAAGCCGATATAAGGACCGTCTACATATTTCTCAGGTAGCTCAACTGTGATTTGTTGGCTAGTTGATCCACCGTCCCCATTTCCTTGATTTTCCGGGGTGTAGGTAGCGTAAGGATAGACGCTGGTATAAGCACCCTCAATATCTTGGTCATCTTCTGCTCGCAGGATATTGCGACCATATTCCAGGACAGTAGGGCTTTTACGTCCTAGCTGTTTATGCAGTCTGATAACGGTATTATCAAACTCGTATTCACCGCCCCAAACATCAAGGATTGAGCCTTTGACACCGCCCAGGGCATCACGCGCCGTCTTGAAGTCTGCGATATTCCAGATTGTCTTTGAGGTTAGATCAATATCAGACCATGTATCAAAGCGAATACCTCCCAGGGCATTTAAAGCCCAGATAGCCAAAGCTGCCTGAGCAGTTCCCGATACATTGGTATTATTCCTAATAGCCATCTTTTCGGTCAAGTGACTGATATGTTTTGCATAGACTTTTAAAATGCCTGTACTGTCCTTAAGGATACGGGAAATGAAGAAAGTCTGATTTTTGGTCCGTAAACCAGCATCAGACTTGATCCGCATATCGTTTTTAAACGTACCGGCAAGCGGGCCACTAGCCGGGTACTCGATATAAAGAGTGTAGTTCCCGTTTCGCTCTCGTGTGACTTGTGCCTTTGTCGCGTCAATTTCTCCCAAACCGTAGGTTTCGAACGCTGTTTCGTTTGCATTATAAAGAATAGGTCTCATAATTTGACCCCCCAGTTTGGGATCATGGTAACAGTAAAATTCCCGTCCCAGCTTATTAAATTCCGTCCAGAGTCCAAGTAAGGCATCTGGAATTGCGGAGATCTTACAACCTTATCCCATGCTTGCAAGTTGCCAGAGTAGACTTGGTTTGCTTGCATATCTAGCGTGATCTTGTTCTGTACGGCCTTTAACTTGGTCTTACGACCATTGATAGTTAGCGTACAATCACCAGATCCCACAAGCGTGATGATTGGTTTTGCGTTGACGTTGCCGATGCCGTTGACTGTAGCACCGTTCGAAAGTGTTTGGCTTGTGCGCCCTTGCTTATAAAATTTGACTGGATAGGTCAAAAAGTTCAGCTTGACTTTGCCGAACTGGCGCATAAGGCTAGACACTTCAAAAGTCTCAATAAATGCCGAACGGTAGATAAAATCTGGGTCCCAGGATAGAGTTAAATCTTTGTAGCCGTCAACGTTTAGCCAGTTACTGATCTCGCTTTCTGCATCTGTGAGCTTACGATTAGAAAGGACGGTACAAGGCAGTTCGATAGTCACCGATTTAAGACGGTTCTTTGAGATCAATAGATCGCCATCACGACCAGGGACAGCTACTGTTTCCACGTCGCTACCAGTCGAACTAATAATATAGTCGCTGGTCACTCGTAGCCCGTGAGTAGTGCTTGATACACCGTTAAAAGTAAAACTTCCCATTATGCCATTCTACCTCCTTCCAAATTTGTATAGTAAGCAAGCTCACGCAATAGCCTGCGCATATTTTCCGGACTAAAGAAGTTGTCATTAGCCGTGCCGTTTGCGTTAAGTGTGTAGTTGTTGGTTACGTTTGAGCTTGAGCTTCCACCGCCTGCATATCCAAAGCGTGTAGCTAGTGTATCGGTCAGACCACTGACAAGATCACCGCGCCCTGGCAAGTTGAAGCCAAAGCCGTCCGTGTATTTCTTACCGGATTCTACTGTCTTGTTTGCGAGGTCAGTCATTGAGTCGTCGACATAGTAGCCGTACTTCTCGATACCTACTGCCATACCTTCCGGGATAGCGCGACCGACTTGATCTCTAAATACCTTAGATGGCGAGTTGATAGCCAAAGCAGACCGAGCTGCTGCCACAGCTCCGAATGCAATGCTTGATGCTGCTGATGCAACTGCTCCAGCCATCGCGTAGATACCGCCCATCATACCCTCGCCAATAGACATACCGGCATTATATCCGCCGTTGTATCCGCCGGCCATTCCGTTGTGTGCCGATGCCTTGAGGTTGCTAGACGCGTTAAATACTGCTCCGTTATGGCTTGCCACCCCACTAGTGACACCCGTACCGAATTGTGAGCCGGCATTTCTACCATCATGCCCTAGTGATCTAACAGATGTATTAATCATCATCTTCATCGCATTAGACGCACCAGTAGCAATACCTTGCGAGGAATTAATACCACCACCGATGCCAGTACCGAATTGTGAACCGTACTGTTGCCCGTTCATGGACATCGCGAGGAATTGAGCCGAAATAGCAAGGTTCATCACAGATGCTGCACCAACTGCTACCTGTTGACCGACAGCGATACCGGTTGCGATACCAGAACCAAACTCGGACCCTTTGTTTTGTCCGTCTGTGGCCATGCCGTCCATCGTAGCGGTTGCGTTTGATTTAAGGGTACTTGCTGCACCTTGCACGACATCGGACCGGCTCAATACACCATCTCCGACACCCGCACCCAGTTCAGCACCTTTTGCTTGCCCCTCGCCGAACAAGTTAGCTAAAACGCCTAGAGATGCATTTTTAAGGCCCTCTACAGCCCCTTGAGCTGATGCTTGGTTCTCCGTGATCCCTTGGGCATACTGACCGCTTACTTGCGATCCGCTATACTTGGCTTCAGTTGGCAAGTTGTTAAATGCTTGCTTAGATGCCTCTGTGACTTCTGATGCCGCCTGTTGGACGTCACCTTTGCCAGACCTCATACCCTCTGCGGTCTTTTGAGGAATCTCACGGCCTTTAACTTCAAAGCCTGCATCAGCGAGTGCACTTCTGAACTCATCACCGATAGCAGTTACCATACTTTGGATTTCTGGAGGTAGCTCTTGACCAGTTGCACGAATACCACGCAAGAAGCCTTCCTTGGCTTTGTCGCCGGCTTCCGTCCATTTAGTATTAAGAGCGCCTAGCTGTTCATCTGATGCATTGACAAGGGCCTGCGTTTGGTCTGCCATTTTAGGGCCAGCCTGGCGCATTTGTTCGATAAGCCCTTGGTCAAGTCCGCGTTTCGCTAGTGTTTCAAGGTTCTGTGACCACTTATCTACTGCATCGATGTTCTTCTGCAAGTTAGCAGTCATTTGATCCGCAGATAAAGCTGTCTGCTGTTCGATAGCCTGGAACGCATTTTGAACTTCGCTTTTAAGATTAGCAAACTCTTGTTGCATCATCTCTACAGCTTTACGCTGAGCCTCGTTCATGTTCTCCATCGTATAAATCATACGACCAGACGCATCTTCTGTAGCTTTCGCTTGGGCTTCTAACGAATTTTGAATGATGCCTGTCAAACGTTCTTCTTGTTCGCCTAATTGTGCCTTAGCATCTTGAAGTTTCTTAGAAGCCTCTTCAGCTTCCTCGTCAATCTTCTTACGCATACCCGCTTTTAGAGTATTTTCGGCCCATGTCAAACCTAAGTGCGTTTCTTTCGAATCCACTTCTTCAATGGCTTGTGCGTGTTTCTTTTTAACCTCTGCTTCTTTATCTTCGATTTCAAGCCGTTTCTTGGCAATCTCAACCATTCGCTGTTGTGCCGCCTCGGCTTCCGCTGACTGCTTGGAGATTTCAATCTGCTTACGGATAGCGTCCGTAGTCATGTTGATCGTGCCCGTTGCTTTATCATAAACGAGGTTTAGGCCATCAATACGTGAGTTGAGGATTTCAGCAGCCGAAGCAAGCTCTTTCTTCTGAGCTGCAGTCTTATTCTCGACTGCATTTAGTTCATCGATCTTTCTGACCAGTCGCTCGTTATCTTCTGCTGTAGCTTTGATTTCGTTTCTGCGATCTTTGTAGGATTCGTTGCCTTTGCTCACACTATCGTGCAAGTCGTCAATGGAACGTTTGAATTCTTCGTTCTCAGCCTTGGCTTTCTTTACTTCCTCGCTTTCCTGTGTCAACCATGACACCAGACCAGCGATAGCACCAACAACCAGAAATACTCCACCAGATGAAAGAGAAGCCAAAGCCCCAGCTAGTCCGGTAGTGGCCCCTTGTGCTATTAGAGATGTGCTGGTTAAGGATACAAGGGAAGAAATAAGCGTACCAATCAAGCCACCAATTCCCTTGATGATAGAAAGGCCTAGCATTGCCCCTTTAAAGAGCAATACTGCTGATACGACACCAGCGAATACCGAGATAAGCGGGTCTAAAACAGGTTTAAGAAAGCCTAATACACTGACTAAAGATTTAACAACTGGAGTAGCACCACGGATCACACTGATGATAACGTTAAAGGTACTATTTACTGCTCCTTTAATGCTATCAAGGTTCTGGGCAATGCTCTTACCAGTAACTGCCTTGCTCATCTTGTCAAACTCGGCAATGACATTCGCGATACCTTTTGCTACCGCGTTCACGATGTTGCCAAATGAAGTCTTGATACCTTCTGAGTTTTTCTTCGCCATCTCGGCAAAGCCGTTTGTACCCTTGTTAAGCTCAATCAGTCGCTTACTGAAATCAGTAAACGTGATCTTGCCGTCTTGTAAGGCTGAGTAGAAGTCTTTCTGGGCCGATGCACCAGCAAAACCAAAACTTTCAGCCGTCTTCTGCAAAGCGTAAGGCATTGTTTCTTGCAAGGTCTTCCAACTTTGCATATCAACCTTACCTGCTGATAACATCTGGGTGTACTGTTGCAATCCACGGCTTGCATCTTCCGTAGATGCCCCAGATGCAAGAAATGCGTTGTTTAGGGCAATTGTTAGCTTGGTAGACTGTTTAAGGTTACCAGTCATTGAGGTTAGCTTCTGCGTAGTCGCTACAACCGTATCGAGTGTTGTTGGTAAGCCCTCAATGCCCTCGGCAAGCAACTTGGTAGATGATGCTACATCTTTTGACGAGTGCCCGAGTGATTTCATCACTTTCGGGAACCGTTGCAAGGTATCAAAGCGGTCAATAGCCTTGTCCATTGACTGGCTTACAAGGTTCATGGCTGAGCTGACAGCTTTAAAAGCTACCGCACCGACCGAGAAGTTCTTGATTGCGTCTTTGATTTTCTCAAAGCCTTTAGCACCTTGTCCGGCTTTATCACCGCCAGCCTTGGCATCTTCACCAGCCTTTTTAAAACCGGCACCACCACCCTTGGCTTCTTCACCAGAGGCTTTCACTTTGTGTCCGGCTTGTTTAAAGCCTTCACCGCCAGAGCTAGCTTCATTGCTGGCTGACTTAATTTTGTTTGATGCCTGTTTGAAGCCATCTCCGGACCTTTGGGCGAGATCAGAGCTTTCCTTAACTTTCTGACCGGCTTGTTTAAAACCAGAACCGGAGCGCCCAGCTAAATCAGAGCTTTCCTTGATCTTTTCACCAGCTCTTTTAAAGCCATTCCCAGAGTTGGAAGCGACTTCTGAACTTTCTTTGATCTTCTCACCAGCACGACGGAAGCCATTACTAGAGGTTTCCGATAGTTTCGCACCCTCGGCCATACGGTCACCGGCACGTTTAAAACCTTGTCCAGCTCTCAGAGCCTTGTCACCGGTTGCCTGGATACCGTCGCCTGCAGTCTTGACCCCTTGGCCCGATCTACGGGCTTCGGACTCTAAACGCTTCAAGGCATCTGATAACTCTGTAAGTTTGCGTCCGTTAACCTGGACGTCAATAACTATCTTTCCATCTGCCATTATTCATCTCCCTCCTTTCCGTCTAATCTATATTTGTTCTGTAACCGGCGCATTTTGGCCTTGTACTCGCTACTATCGTTCGTAGAGGGTTTCCAAGACCGTATCTCTACTAATTGAGATACAGCCGTTCCTTCTGGCAAACCGTTGAGTAGCGCGATAAATTCGGGCCATGTAAGCCGGCCTTGTGCTTCAAAGAGGTTGATATTGTACGCTTGCACAAAACTAGCGTATATTTCCTGCGCATCTACTTCAAAATCAATTAAACGTGTATCATCTTCTTCGTCATTGGCTACCGGCATAGGGTTCCCGTGGCGGTCATAAATCACGCGCTCTTTTTTTGTCCTCAAAAAATGCTCGTCGATATAATCCCACACGGCCACTATTTCCTCTGGGTTGTCCAAGGCTTCGTCCGTCATCATTAAAACCGCTGTACGCATCTTCTCGAGATTATTCATAACTTCATTGTCAAACATCTCAAAGACATCAAGCACCAAGTCAAAGGAACAGTCCACCTCAAAGGTGCGCCCGTTCACTTCAAAGGAGTTTTCTATAGGCTCATTTAACTTCATGAGCAGTCCCCCTTTTTACTTTTTGCTGGTTTTCTTCGTTTTCTTCGCTTTTGCTTTTTTTACAAATGACTCAGCAACCGCACCCGATGCTTTAGCTCGCTCTTTGCCTAGACGGTCAAGTTCAGCCCCCAGCATGGTATCTACCTCATCAAATGCATGATCCAAAGCGTCAAGGTCTGGATAGCGTTCGTAGATTTTAGCAAAGGTACCATCACCGAATAAGACATCATACTTAATCTCCGTCATTTTCTTCTGCATTTCAAAGGCTTCGTCAATGACTCGCTTGTTAATGACTCCTTCTTTGAGATCGTCAAACTCTCCGTTATTGGAGCGCTCAATCAGCTCTAACTGGTACTTGTTAAAGCGTTCTGCGATCTCTTCCTGGAGCGTAGAAAGGCGCGAGATATTTTCTAGTGATGTATCGAATTGAAGTTCGATTTCTCCGATTTTAATGGGAATGTGATTGCGTTTTAGTTCGATTGAAATAGACATGATTTCCTCCTTTATGCACAAAAAAGAGCGTCCCAAAATGGAACGCTTTACTTTCTAACTATTAGCCTACGACTGCAGTAGTTTTTGGAAGTGAGTTGTAAGAGATCTTACAAGAGAATTCCTCGTAGTTTGCAGCAGCCCCAGAGCCTGCCTTGATTGCTGACACGGTAGCAATTCCGACGTGTTGGTTCTTACCGTCAGAGTCTACCACTTTATGCCAAACAAGGCGATCATTTCCAAGTTTGTATTTCAACCCAGCGATAAGAGCCATTGCTTCATCTTCTTTGTCGTAGGTACCTTTGAATGTGTATGATCCTTTTACAGATGTTACAGTAGTTTCTTCTGTACCGTCGCCATCGTAGTAAGCGACTGATGTTGTAGCTTCATCTGTATCGTCGTCCACATCTTCGATCCATTTTGCAAGCTCTTTGTAGGCTTCTTTTGCTGGTTCAGTCTTTGGATCAGTGACTGGTGCGATAAAATGCCCGCGGAGGGCGTTCTTTTGACGTGCCATATATTACACTCCTTTATTATTCAAGATTGTTAAGTTTGCAGTTATATCCTGCAGATAAATGTAAAAGCCCTGCTCGTCCCGTTCGTTTAAGGAGGGCTGGGTTGTTGTTAGGTTATTAAAAATATATGAGTTGTTTTGACTCGGTAAAACTAGATCAAACTCGGATAGTGCCTTGTTAATTTCCCAAAGGCACTCACTAGCTGTTGTCTGATCTTTGACCTTTACTGCGATTTCGAAAATTAGAGTCACATCTCGCGAGCCGTCCATATAAACACGCTCAACCTTACCGCCTGGTAGTGGGTATAAGACCAAAGAGTCCAGCTCGCTTAGAAAGTCAAGCTCACAAGCAAGCGGGAGGTTTAAGGTGTTGATAAAATCGCGCAAAACAACGTTAAAATCATTGTTACTTTTCATTTATTAAACCCCATTGCTCTCAATCCAATTTCTGCCCACTTGTTACCGTGGTTTGCTGATGCCTTTAGGTCCCAGCGCTTACCAGTTCCAGGGGTCGTGTACTTGCTAAAGCTAAAACTGCGATACTTGTTATAAGCACCACCGTAGAATTGGGCGCGTGCGTATGGTGTATTGTAGATAATCTGCGAGCCATTGCCAGCGACATGACCGCTAGATCGTAGCGGGCCATGCAACAACGGCACATACGGCTCCATATCTAATAAGGCTTGGTTTGCAATCTCTAACTGCGCCTTTCGCTCCGACGCTTGCGATGTCTTCCGTGTTGCTCCGCTCAAATCTATCGTGACATTGATGCCCATCACATCACCTCGATTTCGTAGCAAAAGACTTTGCGGTTGAATGGTTCATAAACAGGAACGATCTTGTTTACGATGTATTCATCGTCGCCATCTTTTACAATCGAATTGCGAAATGACGAATCAAGCTCAACGTTGCAATAGCGAGGATATACGAAGATAACACCAGGCGCTCTAAATGACGGGTTCTTCTGCCCGGACGGGTTATTTACTGACCCAGGGCCGTCAAAGTTACGGTCGAAGCGTACTGGGCTTAAAAGAATAGGGTAGGAGAATTCATCTTTCCCCCACCCGTCTTTTTTACCTGTTGGTTTTGCAATCGTCACCGAGTCAACCAATGTCCGCTTATCAATAACGACCATAATCCACCCCGCTATACAGAAAACCAGCCGATTTAAGAGTGTTAAAAGCATCAAGGGATAGATTATACCCGGACGCTGTTTCAGACGCTCTAGAGCCGTTATTTGAGCCATAGGACACCGATGTACGTCCTAGTGTGGTACTTGATATTGTCTGCTTATCCTCGGCTGTTAAAATGCCCGTGCTGTCCAGGTACTGGATCTGGTAAGCAACGGCAAGTTTAACGGCCTTTTTACGAATCTTATGATCTTTGTCAAAATCATGGAACTCGTAAAAGTGACGGATAAAGAGGTCAATAGCAAGCTCTGCTCGTTTTAGTAGCTCATCAAATTCGCATGTACTCTCAAAACCTAACTCACGATATTCTTCATGCGTTAAGTATGCCATGATACCTCCTATTCAGAGGCCACCTTTTGGGCCACGGTTTCGCTGTCAGAAACAAGAACCAACCACTCCTCACCAAACACGAGGTTTGTTTTTTGGTTGATTTCTTCTGCTTCTGCAGTCGTCAACTCGTAGACCTTGCCATCGTCAAAGTTTTGGTCTGTTGAATCGATCAAAAAGTTACAAGTAGCTTTATATTTCGCCATTCGTTACTCCTTGATTTCGTAACCGCTAGTCACAAAAGCAGATACTAGATTGGGATCAGTGATGGTAAAGGTTACATCGTCCTTTACCAAAACTGTCACAGCCTGTTCAGCTACTGCTTCTGTTTTAGTTGCTTTTGTTTCTTCTGCCATTCGTTACTCCTTACGCAGTTTTATGAACGTAGATCGCTTTCTTCTTGCTATCCAAGACAAACGCATCATAACGGATACGACCTTCTACAAGGTAGCCATTGATTCCTGGTGGGTTATCGTGGATCTTGTAGTCTTCCAATTTAACAGGGGAAGTGGTTGCGATTGGGTGTGCGATAACAAACGCTACGTTTTCTGGCAAGCGTGAAGTAGGTGTTAAGATAACAGGCAAGCCGTCGATAACTCCCACTTGACCCTTAAACGCTACTTCTTGACCGAGGTCAGAGTTCTTCACGAATGATGGATCGAGTTTAATGAGTTTGTAAAACTCAGGAGATACGTGGAGCTTGCGTCCTTCTTCTGGTACAAGCGCATCAGTCAATTTAACTTGACCGTCAAGCACTGCTTCATAAGCGTTGTTTTTAGTTACTGCGCCAGTTTTAACATTGGCTGTATCAGCGCCGGCAACGACTTTGCCGAAGCGGTAAGTATCGACTTCTGGAATGATAACTTCTGAAAGTTGGCGGGCAAGGGCTTTGCCTGCTTCCATTGCGCCGTTTGTATCTTGTACAGAGCGTTTGTCGATTGTAAACGTGAATGAACGGTCTTTAGTAAGTGTCAATGTTTGTACATTGTTTTCCAATTCAGCAGCCGTACCGTAACGGGTGTTACCAGTAAGCTCGTAGTCGTTCATTGCTGTAGTTGGGATTGAGTACACTTTAACAGTGTCTACACCGGTAAAGTCATAGTCAGAGTTGACGATACCAGTTGAGAGGGCTTCCTTGGTAAAGCGCTCATCTACTTTAGCATCAAATTTTGCTGCATAGTTAATAGTCATATAGGCTTATCCTACTTTCTTTTATTTATTAAATGCTGTCAAAGCCAGCAAATAGAGCTTTATCTTCCGGGCTGAGGTCACTATCACCACCAGCGGACGGATTGCCACCAAGCGCGAACTTTGGCTGTGGTTCTTGTGGTTCTTCCTTTGTTACAAAAAGGTAAGGGCTTGATTCTTTCAGACCGTTGATAGTTTCTTCTAGTTTTGGCTTGCCATCTTCAGTAAGCTCGATCTTATCAAGATCAATAAACTTCATTAGGTCCTCGGAGTTATGCGCTCCCACGTCTTTCAAAGCTAAAGCAACCGCGTTGGTTTTCTTAACTTGAGCAAGATTCGCTTCACTATCCGTCTTGTAGCTTTCGAATTGGGCTTGTAATTCTTCCAGTTGTTTCTTAGCTTCTTCACTAGCTCCCTCTTTAGCTTGTAAGTCTTTGATAGCTTGGTCCCGTTGCTCAAGTTGTGTTTTTAAGCTGTCGTTTTCTGCCTGTACTTCAGATCTGGCCTCTTTGATTGCTGACCCGTACGCTGCCATAATGCGCTCAATAGTTTCCTTGTCTTCGATACCTGCATCAACTAACATTTCGCGTTTTAAACTCATGTCTAAAACTCCTTCCTGTTTTACGTCCAGTAGACGATTTTGGCGGTTTACGTCCGCCAACGAAAGCTCCCGGCGGGGTACGATCCCGCAAGAGGTAAGAAAAAAGGAGGAAATCACCTCTTATCCAGAAAGGGAGCAAAATAAAAAAGGCTATAAAAGCCTTTATTCTTCGTTTGGTTTGAAATACCTTTCTCTCGCATAGTCACGATGTAAGAAAGGCTTGTCCGCGATATAATCTCGCAAGGTTGCCTGTTGATCTCTGATTTTGTTTTTAAACTTGCTGATAAGTTCCTGGTCGCCTAACTTCTCGGCAACGTGTAGCTTCTCTTTTGACTTGCGAATAGCTCTCTCGTATGCCCTTTGCTTAGATTGAGCATTAGCATTTCTGATTGCTTCTTCTTGCGTTACATTCTTAACATCTGGGCCAAGCTCTGGGAGTTCGTTTATGCCAGGTACAAACGGAGTGAGCATGTGTCCGCAGTTGATACCAAGACAGCCTCCAGGAGTGCCGTAGCCATGATCTGCAAGCGATAGAATACTAATACCGTGTTCTTCTCTGGCTGGACCATAGGTTACTATACGATGCTGTAAAGGAGCGCAAGCCTCGCGGGCCGTAGCCTTTTTGGAATAGTAAAAGGTATCAATACCCAGCTCGTCCGCTGGCATCGTCCGCATCTCCCGGTAGCTACGCATGACAGTTGTTTTAATAACAGTTCTAGCGTAGTTGTCCACTTTCCAATAATGCCCACCGCGGTCAATAAAACCCTTAAAGCCTATCTCTTGCCATTTCATCACGGTTTGAGACACAGCCTTGTCGTGTGTGACTAGTCCGACCACTTGACGGGCCACCACTTCCTGGACCATTTGACGGTACACATCTGTCACGATGCCAGGGAGCGTGGTATTAATCAAGTTACTAATATCACCGTGCGACTGTTCAAAATATCCAGCTAACAACTCCTGCGCGTGCTTAGAATTGCCAAAATCACCATCTCCGATGTCGTCTATAAGCTGCTCTTTGGTCGTCTGATAGATTTTAAAGCCTTCATCTTCAATGACCTTTCTGAGCTGTTCACGGCCTATTTTAGAGTAACGTGCGATTGTGTCCAGGTTCTGCTCATTTAACATGTACATCTGGCTCATACGCTCTAACTGCCAGATGTACGGGTTATCTGCCAGCGATTCAGCCCCGCGCTCTAATAGCCTATCAATCACCTCGTCGAATAGGTCACGCGCCATTTGATGATAGATATCACCGACCTGTGAAGCGCGCAATTCTAGTTGTTCCTCGTTAAATAATACCGGGTACTTGTTACGCGCCATTTACTCACTCTCCATAAATATCAACTTCGCTGGTGCTACGCTCTAGCTCCATGCTCTCAGCGGTCTCTTTTTTGATGTCCGCGAGCATTTGTGCAGCTTCCTTATCTGACAAGCCAAGCGCCTTAGATATAGCGTATTGCTTGCTGACAAGGCCACTTAACAAAGCCTTAGCGTAGTAGTCCAGCTCGTTGTTTTTATCAACAAAGACACCATCATCAAGGTTTACCGTGATATCGTCCATCTCTGGGATAGGACCGCTATACAAGCCGTACAGCTTACCAATTTCACAAATAGAGATCACAAGCTCTTTGATAGATTGATCTACAAGGCTCACGATGCTGTTTCTCAACTGGTATGTGTCAGAGTTCTCGGATACAACCTCGGTAGCAGTCTTCATACTCTTACCATCAAACGTAAACATTCCAGGCGATACTCCAACCTGCATCTCAAAGAGCGCAAGGCCCTCGTTGATTGCCTTGATATAGTCGTCCGAACGGATAGGAGTAGTAAGGTCTGTGATGTTGATAGGTGTATCTTTGCCACCGTCTATCTGCTCATAGACGTTTTGCTCTGGATCAAATTCGCGCGTGACAAGATCAGTTTCCCCGTGATGGTCAAAACCAATCCGGACAGTTTGGTCTGGTACTAACACGCGCCGTTGACCCATGCGCACTTCCCACTTAAACTCGTCATAAGTGGTATTGATAAAGTCAATAGTACTCTTAGCATTATCAAAGATAGACAGACCCAGCGGGCTGTTAATATCTTTATTATTCATACCTGGCGGTTTTAAGTAAGTAAATAACGGCCGTGTAAGCCCATCAAGCGTTACTTCTTCCTCTAGGTCCTCATATACCTCGGATAGTGGTACACGGTCACCAACGCGCTCCTTTTCGCTCGAGCGATACAGTTCATTAGTGATTGTGTATTTCTTATCCTTGGTCCACTCATGCAACTCAACCAAAGTATAGTAGATCGTTTCCTTGCCCACCGTCTTTTGGCTCTTATTGATAATCGCTGCAGAAGATACGTCCTGCGTGTTAGACTGCAATGGATAAAATACAGGGGCTTGTACGAATGATATCTTGATCTTGTCGTCGTCAACGTATGGACGCATAGCAAGACCACCCAAGGCCAAACAGCTCTCAAGGTATCGCTCAAAGTTCTTATTAAAACGATCATTCAGCAAAACGGTTTGAATGAACTCGTTTGTTGTTCCGTTTGCCACGCTTATCTCAGCCTGCTCATTGAATACCAGGCTGGCGATCTTCTTACAAGCTGTACGGGCAATAGGCAAGTGATTTCTAGTCCGTTGTTTATCAACTCGGTTAGAATTTCGATACCGGATAGGGTCCCACTTACTTTGATAGTATTTCAAGTTTTTTTGAATACGATCGTATTCGTCCTTATTAATTGCGATTTTAGGATGTTCTGTGATATTGCCTAATGATTGGCTTGTCATTACATATTTACCCCTCTTAAATATATTTCTTATTGATTGTAAGATACTCATTTCAAACCTTTCTCTAGGCTTTTAATCGTAGTAGTTGTGCATTATCTACGACCATATATTGGAACGCGTCGCAAGTGTGATCGTCCTCTTTAATAACTTTCGGGTCGTCGTCCTTGACAGTTTTCTCGTCCCACTGATAACGCTTGTGCTCCTCGATAAAATACTTGAGGTTATTTTCTGTTGGGAAATAATAAAAACGGCCACTCGCAAGTAGCGATTGGACGTACTCTGTCATTATTATTTTCTTCTTCTTGGCCACTGGGTGCCAACGAATGCCAAAGTCTTCTAAATACTGGTTTCTCAATGCTCCCTCCGCACTATCTATCGTCATTTCAATGACTGGTACATTCGGATATTTCTGCGTCTGCTTGATAACAAAGTCATGTAGCTCCTTAGATAATACGCTCGGAGCTTTCTTTTTGACTTTACCAGCCGGGCTGTAGTAGTAGTTGTCCACAAGATAAAGATTGGACCTATTAGTCACGACTGCGTGCAAACAGGTAGTGGCTGATTGTTGGTGTCCCGTATCTGCTGCAAACAACTGACCGATAACGCGTTCACCGTCTGGTATTCTGTCTACGCGTTTAAACAGATCCATGTTATACACGTTTGTACCAAGGCCCACGGGTTCTCCCAGATACAAATACCTGTAGTAGTCGTAGTCGTTGGTCTTGATACGTTCTATCTCGTCCAGCATTTGCTCAGTCACAAATCCCAGCTCATCATCAAGATAGCTGGACTCATGTATTAAATACTTGTCCGCTGTCCTTAACGAATCGACCCACTCATTAATCCAGTTGTAAGGGTTGCGCGGTGGGTTATACGACCAGAAGAACTGTACAAACGGATAGTCCGGGTGCTTCTGACGCATAAAGGTACTGTTTGACTGGTCGAACTCTTCTGAATCAGCAAACTCTGCCGCTTCCTCGTACCATACCGCAATAACCTTTCCGACCTCATTAGATTTCAGCTTCTGGAAATCGTCCTGGCCGTAGAAGTGGAACGTCGAACCCGTCCGTCTATGTACGATCTTATACGGGCTTTTAGTCCGCTTGAACTGATTAGCCATGCCAAACTTATCAAGCGCCCAGATTATCTTTTTATAGACGCTATCAAAGATAGTATTTCCAACTTTCCGGACAATGATGATCTCTACGCATCGCCCCTTGGTTATCGCTTTAATCATCATAAAAACAAGCAAGAGAGCAATGACCGATGACTTAAACGAGTTACGACCACCCTTTAAAATATTGTAAGGCTTTGCTGACCGCCATACTTTATAAAACTTAGGGTTGATCTCTTTACTTAGCTTTATAGTTGGTTTAGTCGTTCGGGATATCGTCGATGATGAGGATTGACTCATCAGCACCACCTCCCGCTTCGTCTAATGCCTGGGCCTTGCGTTTGTTTTCAAGTTCCAGAGCCTTGATACGCGCTTTTTGTTCTTTCTTATCAAGCGTATCTTTCGTGCCCTCGCTGTTTGCTATTTTGACAATTAGTTCCATGTGTCGCGCGCTTCCTTTTAAGGCTTTCTGTATCGCGACCATTATCAAAGCGGACTCGAAGTCGTCTTCAAAGCCCATTTCCTTTAACTTTTCAGCCATTTTAGGACTAGCAACGGGAGAAACAAGAAAGGCATCAAGCGTTTTTTTCATGTTGGCTTTTTTTCGTCTAGCCTTTCCGGAAGCGATGCCACCTTTTCTCTGTATTTCCCTCTGCTCTTTCTCTGTTCGCTTATTAAAAGGGATCAAGTTTTCCTCATTAGCCATCGCCTCACTTCCTTTTCAAATAGTATTCTTAATTCAACTTAACAGCCGTCTGTCCTGTGTGTTCTTCCCAGCGTTGAATTGTAGCGTCCGTGGCCTTCAATAATAACGTTGTTCTCGTCAATCGCTATCGGGTCGTTATTCCCAAATTCCTGGATTGATTTCTTGATCTGCTCGATCTGTTCGCGAGGGTGTAGCTTCGCGTTGTTCTCATATTCGGTTATTTCCGAAATATTGATCTTTTCTATTTTCATTTTTACTCCAAGCACCAAAAAGAGCGCACCTTAACGATGCGCGCTTCTCGGGTTATATGGTCTACTTTGTCCTCGTTGACAAAATATTTCAAGGGGCCTAGTAAGTAGCACCAAACTTACATCATCGGTCACTTTCATTTTTTGTTTTTGGTGGTGCTTTTTATAGCTGGGGCAGGAATCGAACCTACATTATACGGGTGAAAAGTCCGTTACTCTAACCGTTGAGTTACCCAGCAACCTACTATAAGGAGACAACCAAATGGCGCAGGTCCTTCCTACTTCATTGGATAATACTATAATACCACTCAATACAGCGCTTTTACTGTCAACTTTCTTTCATTTATCTCCCAGAAATCTGTATTCAAGCAATTCCCCAGCTTTATAGGCTTCTGCGAATTCTAATAAAGCCCGATCTAGCAATCTATAGTATTCACTTTCCGAATATCCCAGACTTGGATAAATAGCCTTGTCTTGTCTAAATCGTACTCGGCAATATCGCTCAATCAAAATCTGTGATAGGTTGAGATCAGATAGCCGGTTAATAGCTGATGCCATAAGTTCCAGCTCTTGCTGTGCGCTCACCCGTCTAATCACCATCTGCTCAGTTTGCCGGCTTGGAGAGCTTGGAGCGCTCTTTGGTTCCAGGGAATAAGTAGCTGTGACTTTTGGGCTGTATTCTTCCCCAGCGATTCTTAACAGTACGCGGTAGTTTTTTAGGGTGTTATCTGCGTTCTCCTTTGTTTTGTTCTTTAGCACTTCTCCGAAAAGCATTCAATCCCACCCTTCCATTTTAGATATTAAGTTCAGCGCTTCTAATTTCCGTCTTAAACGGCGCTCTCGCTTGCGTTCTTCGTTTCGCTTGTAGTTATGATTATCTCTGTAGAATCGTTCGACCAGGTCCTCGCTAGACCGTCCTGGACCTACTTTGTCAAGTGACTCTTTCATACATTCGTAGAGCAGATCAGTTTCTACAAAACCTACAAACTTCGCGATAATTGCAGATGATGGCATTCTGTTCTCTTTCTTGTATTTTTCATAACGCGCTCCGTCTTGGTATGCATTGTGACTTTTCGCGGCTTTGAAAAAATCATAGATAGAGTCAAACTCAGCTATCGCCTTGTCAGCTTCCTGGAAAAATTCTTCTTTCAATTCCATCATCTTCCCCAGTCTTAATCGTGATTAGCTCAGCATTTTTCATAATATTGTCCATAATGAACTGACACAATTCTTCTGGTGTCAGATCACCCTCCAACTCCGTTCTCATCTGCTACCTCCTGTAATTGCCAAGCCATACGCGAATTATAATCATTGTTCAATTTGTTTATAATCACGTCCTGCATGGTGTTTTTTTCTTCGATCTTCTCTAGTTCGTCCTTTTGTGTTTGGATCGTCCGCTGTAGATCGCTGTTGCTCGTCTCAAGTATTCGGACTCGTGCGTTTAGGTTGATACATACCACGAATAGGACGAAGAATACAAACGCGACATTCGCGCATACTAACTTTACATTATTTGTCATCGCTTGTCCTCCGAGATCAGATCTTTGTAAAATTGACCTATACTGTCAATTCTTACATAGCCTCCGTTGCCAGTGAGAATATGTGTACAGCACCGATCTCCACCATCGTCAAGTACCAATTTTAAACACCGTTCACCGAATAAATCATACTCGGTTACGGCAACAATTTTTGAGGTATTTACAATGAATTTAGTAAAAAACTTTTCAGGTTTTTCTAAACCTAGCATTAAAAATTTCATTATTTCTCCTTTCTATTTTTAAAAGCTATCACACTGGCCCAGATCAAACCAGAGAGCCAGACCAGTGCGAGTAGTAAGTATATAAAGTTTTGTAGGGTCATTGTTTCGTTTCCCCCGTCATTCTATTTCTTTCTACTCTCAATTTAAAGCTAGTTCCATCACCGAAACATACTAGAGTTGTTTCTTCTTCCCACTGACTCTTAGAGTATGGATATCTTCTTGGTCTACTCATGTTTAATCCTCATTCATTTCCTTAAGGGTATCCCACATACCTTTATGCAGGTTTGTGATGTTCTTCATGTATCGTTTCCTTGCTGGAATCCTCTTAAAATCCCACCATTCAGATCCATCATACTCAGCTCTTTCAATCCACCAATCATCACCAACTAACACAAGGTCTGTGGCAACATGTTGAGCACCAAACCCTGAGTCATAATCTGTCTTCTTAGCTACACTTTCAAAGTTTTCTTTTGTTACCTTGAAGTCGTCTCCTTGGATAAAGAGTACATCCTCAAAAGTTTTATCATTTTCCTTTAAAAACTCAATAGTTTCTTCCCATAAATTACTCATTCTTCTTACTCCTCATAATCCTCAGGAAATAATTCTTCCATAATCTCAAGAGCAAATTTTTGTCCATCTTTTATAAATTTAATATATTCTTCATCTGATATTATCATTATTCTACCAATTTCGATCATCAATAAATAATGTCTTACAGTCTAAGCAAAGCCTAATACTTACTGGTTTAGTTCCACCTGTGTGATTATCAATATACTTCCAATCAGTATGGTGATGTACTGAAGAAGTGGAATAACAATTTGGGCATACTAATTTATTCATTCCTCCACCTCCTCAATCTCAATCCCTGGGCAATCAAACACCCATCCAAAACCAGCATCTTCTAACTCTTTGCGAGTGTGTTCTGTACGAAATTTCTTGTCAATTTTTAACGACGATAACACCCAAGCACGTTGAAATTTGATAAAGTTTAAGTAATTAAAATCATTACTTTCCATCCCTTTAAATCTTACATAATACCGCTTCTCTTTCTTGACCTCGTAGCCAAACTGGTGCATATTGACTAACGTTTGAAAAGGCTTGGTTTCACCGTCAATGATCCATTCTTCAAATTCGTTTAGATCTCCTTCATCGTATACACTTGGTATATGATCTATGCATCGAAATAGAGCGATTTCAAAATCATCTTTATGTTCTTCATACCAATCTGCTACAAACTGCGGTACTGTGACTTTCTGTGGTTCGTCTAGTTGTTCGATCATATCAATAAAGGCTTTCTTCCCCATTTGAACGATAGATGCATATTCCATTTCTTCAAAATGTTTTATCAGCTCTTGTTTATTCATTCTTTAACTCCTTTTTTCAAAATCAAGGGGGAAAATCCCCCTCGCATTAGTTTTCCTTTTTCTTTAAAACAAAGGCCAGTGTAGCTACCGAGACACCAAGTGCTACAAGTGACAATCCAAGGTCTGATCCAGTCGCAGGCAATACCGCTGGTGCGCTGTACGCTTCGACTGTTTCTTCAGATTCGTTTTTCGCGTGGTTTTCGCTTGATTTTTCACGCAATTTTACGATCTTCACTTCTTCGACTTTCGGATCTTCGTTTGTTTTTGACGCTGGTGTGTTTGGCTTGTCTTCTTTCGGCTGTGGTTTTGGTTCGTCGCGTTTTGGATCTGGAATATCAATAATAAGCTCTGGTTTGTCCAAGATCGGAGCTGGTGGCATTAATGGAACATCTTCAATATTGATCTCTGGTTTATCCAATATCGGAGCGTCGAACGGTACCACTCCGCCTTGCCACTCGGGCTTATCAAGCTGTGGTGCGTCAAACGGTGTTGTACCGCCTTTCCACTCTGGTTTTTCTAATACCGGAGCGGGAGGCATAAGCGGAATATCGTTTAAATCGATTGATGCTTTTTCATATTTTGGCGCGTCATTTGGAATTTCCCAGACTGGTTTATTTTCTCCGGACGCGTCCCCACGGCCACCCACAAGTTGAACGTAGCTATAAGAAACGGCGCCCGAATCTTCGGCTTTAAGTTCAACTTTATTTGTTGGGTTTACGCTATCTTTAACCGCGCTTGTTAGTTTAGTCTTATAGTTTAAATAGATCATACGATCAAGACGATCCATCTTGATCTCGAAGCCGTGATCTGACTTACTAATTGACTTAACAAGATCCATTGCGGACCCCTTGTCGATCCACGGATCCACGCTCTCAATATTCTTGATTTCAAAATAATCATCGACTAGCTTTTGATTTTCTGACATTTCATCAATGATTTTCACATAGTTTAGGACTTTGCGTGCATAATTGACGCGTACAGTCCAGTTGATAACCGTCGGGTCATTTTCATCTTGACTCCCCCACTTGGAAAGGAGTTCATCGCTTCCGATCTCTTGTTCTTTGCCGATTTGAGCCGTTACGACTGTGCCGTTAAAATTCGCGGTTACTGGTTTTCCACTTTGGACTTTATCAGTCCATTTTGCGTCCATTTTAAGGCTCATTTGTTTGTTTAACGGGTGGTTTTTGAAGTAGTCGTTAAATACGGTTGTTACGGTTCCGGTTTGGCTGTCCGCGGTAGCTTGACCCACAACGGCATTTTCTGGATTGTGTACGTCAAACGTGAAGCTAGTTTGAAAAGCTACTTCCTCTGGAAGTGTGAACGTTACTTTGTCGCCTTCGTTAATCGCGAGATCGTCTGGGAAGTGTACGTTCTTATATTCCACGCTAAAGGGTTGATACTTCCCTGTACCGTTTGACTGATCGACAACGACTTCCGGGTTCTCTACTTTAATCACATCTCCATTTTTGCTAAACTGCGTAGAATTTCCTCGTTGTTGGTTATTGTCGCTTGTGCTTCCTTGATCCGTAGCTCCGCTTTCAGTAGCTGGCTGTTCAGTTGGTTTAGTTCCTGCGTTTTGATCGTTTTGAACGCTTGCGCTTTGATTAGTTGTAACTCCGCTAGTGCTAGTTCCTGTTCCAATTGTTCCTTGTACTTCATCTGCTTTCACTCCTTGCACTGTTGCCACTGTTGCCAATACTGCTGCTGTCGTCAAAATAATTTTCTTGTTCATTTCTATTTACCTTCTCTTTCTTCTGCTTCAAATTGCAACCATACCAGATCCTCATATAAGCCTCTGGCTACTCTTTTAATATCGCTCAAGTCTTGCGCGCTCATTTTTTCTGGCTCGCGTAGCAAAGATATCTTGATGTTAGTTAATTTCTGTATGTACTGTTGGCGCTTTGAAAGCTGTAGCCATTTTTCATCTGGAATGTCTGGGGTTTGCGAATACCCCAAAAGATAGCCCACACTAACTCCAAAAAAATTAGCCACGCCCTCTGCCGTTGGGGGTTTCATAGCGCCTTCTCCACGTTCCCAACGTTGTACAGATCTGATATTTACACCAATTTGTTCAGATAAGTCCCTCTGACTTAACTTATGTTGTTTTCTTAACTCCTTAATCCGGTTCATTTTCTAAATCATCCTCTTTCACAAAACTACCCTCGACCCAACGACCTTTTCGGTCCTTGATCTCGTTGTAAGCTAGCTCAAAACAATCCACGAAGTCATAGCCTAATTTGTGCGCGATAGATTTTAAATGACTAATGATCCGGCACAAATTAAATTCGCCCGTTGTTTTTACTTCATTCTTGCGAGTAAACTGAAATTCACTTGCGTTCTCGATCAGCAACTCAAAATATTCTTCAATATTTTTCCTTTTAGATCTTGATGCCGTAATCATAATCTCAACCGGATCAACTTTAATCATCATCGCCAAGCCAACAACCACCACCGCGCAATCTCCGATGCTGTCTTTTGTAAGCTGTTCTTTTTGTTTGGCATACCCGGCGCATAACTCGCCAATTTCTTCAAATAGCTTGAGCGTCTGTTTAAAGATATCCCCCTGCGTGATATCCCGGTCAATAAACCACTGTCTAGTTAGCTCGGTTAGTTCCTCGATTTTGTCAATATCCATCTATCATATCCCCCTCGATTTCTTTTAATTTCTTGTCTATGGCTTTAATTTCCTTGTGTAGCCATTCGCGATAATTCGCGCTATAGTGATGTCCTCGCGTATTGCTGATTGTTTTAAGTTGTAGCTCCTCGCTCAGCCGTTTCTCATAGATACGCTTGGACCGTAGTAAGTTATCTTTCTCCATATCAAATTCCTGTCACTTCATGGATATTTAATTCTATCCTGTAGTTTTTAGTCCCGGACAAGCCACCATGCTCGAAGCTCACCCGTTTAATAATGTTAAAGTTATCATCTGCCCAGATCTCCGCATCTGTCAGACCGTCCAATAGTGCTTTGGTCGTGGGCGACCAGTTCGGGGGGTCGTACTTGCGTTTGGTTGGCGCATATACGATCACTCTGACCTCGCACGGCTTATCTTCCGTGTATGGCAGTCCGAAGTAGTCCCTCAATACGTTCATGCCCTCATAATGGGCCAGCTCCCTCAGAAAGCGAGTGATCTTGCCTTTCTGCTGGTAGTGCAAGCGGTCATTTGCAGAAATCATCTGCTTGCGTGTTAGTTCGAATTTTAAAATGATTGGTTCATTCATTTGTCAATTCCTTAAAACGGTAGCGAATCATCATCGATAGTAAACGGATCTGCCTGACGTCCAAAATCTGGCTGGCCGTATCCTTGCGACGGCCCAGCTTCACGGTCTTTCCGGCTTTCCAAAAGCTGGAAGTTGTCCGCTACAACTTCTGTCACATACACACGCTGCCCTTGCTGATTTTCATAGCTTCGTGTTTGGATGCGTCCTGTGATTCCAATCAAAGCTCCTTTCTTTGCCCAATTTGCTAAGTTTTCTGCTTGCTGACGCCAGATCACACAGTTGATGAAATCGGCTTCACGCTCGCCGTTTTGGCTCTTGAAATTGCGGTTAACAGCTAGGCTAAAAGTAGCTACTGCTTGATTGCTTGGAGTGTATCGTAGTTCTGCATCTTTGGTCATACGACCGACAAGACATACGCTATTTAACATTTCTTCATTCCTTCCACGGTTTCAAATTTGATGTTATGAGTGTCTAACCACTCTTTGAATTGTTTTGCCTGTTCGAGATCAAACCAAAACTTGATAGTAGTAACGTATTTACTATCTGTTGGTGCTGGTTTTGGTTCATCTTCGATAACTTCACCAGTTTCTGCATCGTAGGCCTTGATACTTGCTTCTGCTTGCTCTTTAGCCATACGCTCGATCTCTGCCTTGCGTTCTTCCTCTGCTCGCTTCTGTGCCTCTTGACTCTCTTTAAATAGCTTGGCACTCTCGATGTCTGCAGTGATACTATCAAGCACTTCTGCTAGTGTCTGACCGCTTTCATAGGCCCGAATATAAGTAGCTGGCCCGATGTTGTGAGTTGCACACTGGCTACTGATAATTGAGATATCTTGGTCTTTCTGATTTTGCTTTTGCAATTCAGCAAGTACAATAGCTTCTAACTCTGTTTCCGTTTTTTTCAACAATTGGAAGCTGTCCTTTTTAAATTGTCCGGCTTTGGTATAACCGTCCAGATATTGCTCAAAAATTTCTGGGTTTAGATTGCCCTCAAGAGCTTTCTCTTTAAACCAATTGCGCACTGTATCTTTTCGTAAGGCTTTCTGGTTTTCCTCGTAGCCGTCAATCTGTTGTTTCAATGTGTCGATCAAGCCTTTTAGTTTGTTGTAAGGTGCTTTGTACGCTTTTTCAAATTCTGCGTAAGGTTCATTGATTTTGCCCTTGATTTCTTTTCGACGCTTTTCAAGGTTCTCGCTCAACTTATTCAGATCGGTCCGTGCTTGTTTGACTTCTTCAATCGTGTTAACTTCAAGGTCAAATGTTCCGTATTTAGCAATAGCTTGTTCAATCCCAGTCTCGAACGCTCCAAAGTCGCTGAATGCGACTTTAGCAGGCTCAAAATTAATCTGGATATTATCAAGCTGGTTAATTGTTTCCGCTTCTTTCATTTTTCTGTGTCTCCTTTTTTAAGTAAAAGGTAAGTCAATATCTTCTGGCAATTCTTCTGCTACAAAAGGCATTTCTTCCACTGGGTATTCCGTGCTTGCGATTGGTTCAACCTCTTTCTTTGGTTGTTCCTGTTTCATCTGTTCAATCTGCGCTTGTTTGCGCTTCATGACTTCCTCACGGCTCTCTTTAGGTGTAACATCAATAGGTTGTGCCTGTTCCATTTCATCCGCTGTATATAATCCTCCTACATTTTCGCTAAAGGCTTCACGCATTGCAGACACAAGGGCCACTTTACGGATCATTAACGCTGGCATTTTAGCCCACATAGACTTGCCTGTATTGTAGGCTTTAAAGTCTGCGTCTACTTCGATAGGGTATCTCCGATCTTTACGGTAGACTTTCGCCCAGCCTCCTAGCAATTCGTCATGTTTGCTGTGGATTGTACCTGTGATCTGCTTGATCTCGCCTTCTGGTGTTTCTACCACGATACCCGCTTCAAACCCGTCAAAGTTTGGATTTTGTTCAGCACGCTTCATAAAGGCATCTTTTGACACGACCACTTGCGCTGGGTTCGTTCCGTACTTGATAAAGTAAACCTCTTTAGTAAATGGATTGAGATTGCGTTCTTTACAAGTTGCGATAAAGTAAGCTAGTTCTTCATCGCTGGCTTTGCCAGACGGATCAAGATACTGTTTAACAATCTTTGCATTCAGTAATTGCGGGTTTGTGAGAAAGCCTCCTGTTGTTTTAACTGCCACTTGGTTATTTGTCATTGTTTTATCTCCTGTTTGATTTTCTTGTAGTGATCCCATTTTGTAGATTTCAAGCTGTTTAATAACTTCTGCTCTGTCTTGATCTGCTTCTTGTACTGCAATACCCAAGCTGTGTACTCGTCGTCATTCTCCGCGAAGTAATACCCGCGAGGAAGTGAACGGCTTGCCACGATAGGCACTGAGTAATTAAGCCGAAGTTCCGCGATACCACCGCGCACTTTCCGGACTGATAGGTTTGTCATTCTGGCAATGTCGCGCGTGGTCAGTACATTCGCCCGCCCCACTCTGATACATGCCAGTATTAGCTGTAAGCGTTCGTTCATAGCTTACTCTCCTTTTTTAGTTGTTTTATCTCTTCTTCCAGCCGTCGATTGGTATTAATATGCACCCTAATCAAATTCGTCTGGATCTTGTTTCTTTCGTAAAAGATCGCAAGCAAAGATTTTAATTCTTTGATTTCTTTTGACTTTCTAAAAAACATAGTTGCTCCTTAAAAGTCGTTGTCAGAAATCGAATATTTTCGACGTTCAGCAAGATCGGCCCAGACACTTGTCTTAATTTCGTTCTGGTAGTCTTGCTCCATATCGAGCATTTCTTGCAGATTGTCTTGTTTACGTTGTTTTTTCTTAATATCAAGGTAGCAAGTGATGTACCCGATTAGATAAAAGCTAGATGCGATTAGTGTAGCTCCTAAAATTTGGCTGATTGTCATTTCAAACATTTTCATTTCTCCTTGTTGATTCGTCTAATTGCGTTGTAATACCCGCTATCCTTTGGTATCGTGTACCCTGTTAGATCTTCTACCTGGCTACCGTCCGACATGATATTAATAATGCGCGGTCGCCATTGATTTTTAGTTTTCATTTTGTTATAATTCCTTTAGAAAGTTTTATCTCTGGGCTTCTTGGAATTGCCTTTTCCAAGATGCCTTTTTTTATGCTCTACCAGCTAAACGGCAAGCGTACAGGTCCATGATCTTACCTCTAGCACTATCCGGATCACTAGCTAGTAGCTTAGCTTTAATCTCATCCGAAAGCTCGTAGCAAGTAGCTTCGAAGCCCTCAATCATTTTGTCAATCAAAACGGCAATTTCCTCCGATCTTCTGCGTTGTCCGGGTATTTAAAGTAAAGATCCCGTCCGCCTTTGGTTATGCGACTGACTAAACCAGTTTCAAAAAGTGACTTCATCTCTGACCCTACAAGGTTCGTTGTGATGATTGTCGCTTCTCGCTCGTCTAATAAGCTGTATAGAAAGTCCTGCTTCCATTGTGCGTTATCAGATCGTCCGAGGTCGTCCAATATCAGATAGTCAACTTTCTTTAGTAGTTCCAGCCATTCGTTACTGGTCATTCCCTCTTTACGGTTGAAAGAGTTTTGAATTTTGATAAACAAGGCTGGCAAGTTAACAAATAGTATGCTCTTTGGTAGCTTGTTTGCTTTCCAGTCAGCGTTCAACTTACTTGCTACTGCCATAGCTAGATGTGACTTACCGCGTCCAGCTTTCCCCATTATCAGAGCGTTACCTTTCCCATCGTGCAAGTAGTGCGATACCAAGCATAGAGCGTAGTTCTTGGCTTCACGGTCGATTTGATTCGTAACCATAAAGTTTTTAAAATTCGCTTCTTTTAGTCCGCTAGGCACGATGCTGTTTTTATCCAGCACGTCGTAAGTCTTGCGCAAGATAGTAGCTGTGTGAGCTTGACCGATTTTCTGTTCTTCCTCACGCGCCATCTTTTCACGTTGACACTCTGGGCAAAAGGTTCCATTTCGTTCGTCCTGCAAAGGTACATCATCGTTTAACGACCACTTGAAACATTGATGTATTTCACACGTTTCAGACTCATTAATGTGATAGACAAGTGGTAGATCCATAGGCTATCCCTCCTCATCTTCTTCCCAGGGTAGCAAGTCCGTGTAAGGGCTGAATACTGGGTTTTTGATAGGGTAAGGGATGGCTTCTTTACGCTTGTTATGCGTTTTAGGCTTTTTAGATGATTTATACTTTTCATCCGCCCGCTCCGCTTCCTCGACCGTTGTCACACCGTTTTTCTTCCAGTTATCCAAGATACTTTTTAGATATCTGAAATTTCTAGCTTCGTTGTCTGCTGACTTGCTGATGGCAAGCTGGACAAGTTCTATATTCATACCGTCTAAAGCGATATAGTCAAATAACTGTTGAAATTGAATTTGATCTAATTTAAAACCTCGACTTCTGAGTGTCTGTGCGATAGTTCCAGATTGAATATTTTCTAATTTTTGAGTCCTATCATCATTATCATTAATATTGGTTATATTAGTCTTGATATTATTAGTATTGATTGGCTGTAAATTTTCCAGTTCTTGACCTGTAATTTTTACAGTTCCGTACTGTAAATTTTCCAGTTCTTGACCTGTAATTTTTACAGTTCCGTTGATATACAAGCGGTTTGGCCTGTTTACCCCCTGTCTAACTTCTTTTATCAAGCCATATTTCTCCAATTCTTTCTTAGAAGAAATAATAGTTTTTTCTGAGCAGTTCAGTTTTTCCATCATCTGCTGGTTCGTGAAGTACATATACACGTCGCCGTTTTTGTCGTACCAGTTATTTTCTAGTGACAAGGAACGTCTATCAAAGATTAGCGCATATACAACCTTAGCTCTTAGGCTCATGTCTTTGTATTCTGGATCAAATAACCATTGCGGTAGTTGATAGAATGCGTTGTTTTTCACTTCATTTATCTTCACCTTTTCCCCTTTCTATATGATTTAAAATCATATGAGATTTTAAATTTAAACCCCCAGAAGATCGCTGGCGGTTGTGCCTAAAACTTTGCAAAGTTTCAAAAGATGCTCGCCCTTAATGGTCGTAATATCTCGTTCCCATGCCCCTATGGTTTGAGTGGTTACTCCAACCGCCTCAGCAAGTTCGCTTTGCTTCATTTTGTTGTTTCTAGCTCGCAATTCTGCGATAGTCACTTTTGGCTGACCCATTCTGTTGCCCCTTTCTTTATATGATTTAAAATCATCTATTTGATTTATGAGTCTATTGTATATGATTCTAAATCATATGTCAATAGTTTTTTTGATTTATTTTCATATTTTTTTAAAATCTTTATTATTTTATTTGATTTTAAATCATATCTTCTATATAATGTAATTGTAAATAGTAAGGAGAAGAAATTATGGCTAACAAGGAGTTACACCCAGAAATAGGGCAAAGAATAAAAGAATTGCGTGAATTGAGAGGAATGGAACAAATTGAGTTAGCTTGGGAACTTGGGTATAAGTCACAAAGCACAATATCAAAGTGGGAAAGCGGTGTGAACCTACCAACAGGAAAGAAATTGATTGAGCTGGCTCAAGTACTAGATGTATCTACTAATGAAATATTAGGTATGGAAGATACACCATACACAGAAACAGACCTGCGCAAGTTAGCCGAAAGCGCAAAGACTTTCGACGGTAAGCCACTAACAGAAAGCGATATCGTGGCTATACAGAATATTATCGAGGGGTATCTAAAAGGCAGATTATGACGATAGAAGAAATATGCGATAGCGAGGGAGTCACCCTTGCTTACTTTGATAACGAATTATGGCCACGGCCAGGAATGATAATCTCAGATATGAGGATTATCTTCGTTAACAAATCACTAACTAGAGAGGCCCAGAAAAGGGTCATATTGCACGAATTAGGCCACCTAGACCATACAGAGTCCAATTACACTATCAACCCGATAAAGTGCGAGAATGAAGCCAACCGGGCAATGATACACGCGCTTTTAAGAGAGGAGCTGGAAAGAGTAGATAAGGAAGATTTTAACTATTTGAATTTCATGGAAAGACACAAACTTAAATCAGTAACCGATGAGCTTATGGTTATTGATGAATTTTATAGGCTAGTGGGATAGCCGGGAGGAAAAATATGAAAAAGGTAACATTTGCAGCAGTAGCAATACTAACTCTATTTATTGCTGGGTGCAGTCAAAACGAAGAATCTGAACCAAGTCAAGAAGAAACAACCGAGCAAGTAGCTACAGAGCAAAGCTCAGAGAAAACGCAAAAAGAAAAAGCCTGGGAGTTGGTGGACAAAGCCAAGGCCAAAGCCAAGGAAGAAAACCAAGGCGAGGAAAAATATAAAATGGCTACTGGACGGGTAAGTAAGACTAGACCGCTACTGGATCAGTTTGCGAACTCTTACAAGCAATGGCTTGACTCAAGTCAAATGGACGTGTACTATCGTAGCGATGGTATGGCTGTAGTGCTACCCGTGGCATCGTCTGAATTGACAAATGACCAGCTACACCAAACTGTGGACGGATTGCTGAAAATTAAAAATGACGTGGAAAAGACTTACAAAATAACCGACAAAGATTTTACAGCACCGCCCGTATATGTATTTGATAAAGATGAAAACCGCCTGGCATACGAAGAAAACGGCACGATGATTTACGATAAATAAAAAAAGCCCCACGCTCTAAAACTTTGGCGAGTCTGAGCGCGAGACAGTCAAGATAAAGAAAGGTTTCAAAATGAATATTTTGAAAGGTGTCTTTCTATACTCTATTTTAGCAAAAAAGGAGTATAGAAACAATGGATAAGATCAATAAAGTCGCTCTATATGTGCGCGTGTCTACCACTTCCCAACTAGAAGAGGGCTACTCGATAGAAGAGCAGAAAGCAAAGCTGGAAAGCTACTGCGATATAAAAGACTGGCACGTTTACAAAGTATATACAGACGGAGGCTTCTCTGGCTCTACAACCGAGCGCCCAGCGCTGGAGCAACTGATAAAAGATGCCCAGAGCAAGCTATTTGATACTGTACTAGTATATAAGCTGGACCGTTTGAGCCGTAGCCAAAAGGACACGCTCTACTTGATAGAGGATATTTTTTTAAAAAATAATATCGAGTTCGTAAGCCTGCTGGAAAACTTCGATACATCGACACCATTCGGACGGGCCGTCATTGGTCTATTGTCAGTATTCGCTCAGCTAGAGCGCGAGCAGATAAAAGAGCGTATGCAATTAGGCAAGCTGGGACGGGCTAAAGCTGGCAAGTCTATGATGTGGGCTAAAACCTCCTACGGGTACAACTACGACAAAGAAACAGGGTCAATGACTATTAACGAGTACGAAGCCCTGGCAGTTAAGGAAATGTTTTCTTCATACTTAGCAGGTATGTCAATCACTAAACTAAGGGATAAGATAAACGAAGAATACCCCAAACAACCAGCTTGGAGCTATCGCACAATCAGAGGAATACTAGCCAATCCTGTATATTGTGGATTGAACCAATATAAGGGCCAGACTTTCCAAGGTACGCACAAGGCTATAATCTCGCTAGTAGACTTTGAGCAGACTCAAAAAGAGCTGGCTAAACGACAGCAGACGGCCAAGGAATTATCAAACCCTCGACCGTTCCAGGCTAAATATATGCTATCCGGACTGACTCAATGTGGTTACTGTCACGCGCCCCTAAAAGTCATTTTAGGTCAAAAGCGAAAGGACGGCACACGATTTAAAAGATACGAGTGCTACCAAAGACACCCTAGAAAGACAAAAGGTGTCACGGTCTACAATGACAACAAAAAGTGCGATTCCGGATACTATGATATGGAATTATTAGAGCATTATGTACTAACACGCATTTCTCAGTTACAAAACGACCCAGAGAAGATACAAGAATTATTTTCGGACGATACAAGCCCGGCAGTCGACAGGCAGGCAATCCAAAAACAAATAGACAGCCTAACACTCAAACTAAGTAAGCTAAACGACCTATACTTGGACGATAGGATCACGCTGGACGAATTAAGGACCAAGTCTTCAGATTTTATCAAGCAAAGAAACGCGCTGGAAGATGAAATAAAAAAAGCCTCGAATGATAAGCAAGCGGGCAAAAGAAAGAAGGTTGAAAAGCTATTAGATGCTAGTAGTGTACTGGATATGGCCTACGATAATCAGAAAGTTATTGTCAGAGAGTTAATTGACAAGGTGCAAGTCACATCTGACAAGATAGTTATCCGCTGGAAAATTTGATAAATTTGGTTACGCTATTTTCAATGCAAGAAAGTAAATTTGTCACTCGGGCAAAAATAAAAAAACCTTGCTAAATGCAAGGACACGAACTTTAAACAATCAACTAAATGAGCCTTCGCTCTACTTCGATTGTACGCAATTTATTGACCGATAGCCTACCACGGTCTGAGCCATAAGGAGCGACCCTATAACTTCCGTAGCGATTAAATGACTAGGCACGAATGGTTACGTCCAACTTTCACCCGACATTCAGAAATATATTTTAAGCATAAACATATCCAAATGTTTTATCTGCACATTTTGGGCTACTTGTACTTATCTTTAGTGTTATTGGCCGATCCCTCGACCTCAAGTGCAAAACGGTTTAATTTAGCATTTCTGGTTCGGTTCTTACTGCTACGCAAGGCCTACCCAGATTATTCTTTCACCGAAAGCGTCTATTGTCACCGCCACCGTCTGATAATGGTCTAATTACGCACAACCTCTATACTGCATACACCCTCAATCTTCTTACACTCCATGATCTCTTTCAATTACTCAAAAGAGAATTACTTATCCCTCCGCAATATCTCACGGAGAGTGTAACGGGAATTATGTATACAATCCAAGCAAGGTGTCACCCTATCTACACTTGGTTATTCAGTAGATTGTTTAAAATCCGTGTACAATTATTATAGCACTGTTGGTCGTTTTTTTCAAGTAAATAACAGCATAATTGCCGTTGTAATAGACATTTTTAAAAATTGCCGTTATAACAGACAAAACCACTAGTTGGGGCTAGTGGTTCAAGTAAGTGATAGTATTCGATTATCGTATATATTATAGCACATTTTAAAAAGTACTGCTATCCTTTCGCATTTCAAAGAAAATAAAAAAACGTTGATTTTACAATATTTTTAACCTATTTGGAATTTACTTGGAAAATAAAAAAAACGGTAGCATTACGCTACCGCTGTTGTCATCTTATAAAGTTTCTGGCCACGGGTCGTCCGTGGTATACGACATATTTGTAAATCGTAAATCTCCGATATCTCTATCAGTAGGGACTGGATCATCGAATTGTAAACGGAGCTGGTTGCCGTCACCCGGCCCACCTAAATAGAAAGTGCCAAGGCGTTTACCCTTGTCATTTGTCATAATACCCAGTTTTGAGCTAGTCGCACGAAAACCGACGGGTATACCGCCGACGTTTAAGATCACTACGTTACGCTCACGGTCTGACCCTTGAGGAACGTAGCTGGGCGCACCTCGTCTCACGATTCCAAACCAACCCCACGACAAACCGCCAAAACCAACTTCAACAGTCGAATTAGTGCGTCTAAATTCCACGTATGCGTTGGTTTGATTTGAGTTGATGTTTCTTGGCTTAAATTTGACATCACCAAACAAGACAGACCAAGCGTTAGAGCCAGTCCCAGCGGTTTTCTTGATCCACTTCACCGCTCCGTTTTTAGCCGTTGTATCGGTATATATTGTACCAATATCTGCATTTAGAGCATACGGGAAGCCTTGACCTTTAAGTTCTGTACTGACACCACTACCAGCGCTACGCTTCAACTCTTCCAAGTCATTCTTGGTTGCGAGCGTACTTGTGTCAATCGTTGGCAATTTTGACCGTGTGACAAAAGGGTCACCACCATTTTTTAGCTTATCGTCAATCAAAGCGTCCAGGCCTAATTCAAGGTGCTTCTCCTTGATGTTAGTCGTCATTTGGCTTTGTAGCTGGGCATACGTTGGGAATAGCTCGTAGGCCGTATTTCTAGTTATAAAATTAACTCGACCAATGTAATTTTCTATTTCGTCTTGTAGCTTGACATTCGTTGGAAATAACTGACGAGCTTTCTCTTCCGTAAAATCCGAAGATTGACGATGTTCGAGATTATTTATATCACGCCCAATCAGCGTGATTACTTCTGTTAATTTATCCATTCAGCACCTCCTTAGAGGCTTTGTTTAGCACTGTTATAAATCTGTACGAAGTCAGTATTTTCGAGGTCAGTAAATTTCTGACCAAGTTCCGTCATTTTTGAGACAATCGCACTGTCTGAGCTTCCGCCCGCTTGAATCTTTTCAGCGATTTCTTTGAGTGTGTCCAATTCTTCCGGTACACCTTCGCCAAGAATAGCGGTTTTAACCCCTTGAATAGCTGTGTCTAACTGTTGCTGTGTAATTCCACCTTGCCCGATCTCGGACTTGTCGGCTTTGCTTGCAAGTGTGGTTTTAATTTCCTTGACATCAGCCCCGACTGCTTGTGCGAATTGTGTTAATTTTTCTGTGTTTAAAGTCATTTTTTATTCCTCTTATTAAATTTTAGCAAGATTATAGAGAGTGGTTAGATCCGGCAATTCTTCAGCTTGTGGCCCGTTTGGATGTTCTGCAATGTATTTGTCGATTTCTGTTTTAACATCGTTTCTTACAAGAGACAGGACTTCCTCGCTTGTGTATTCATCTGCTGACTGGACCACGTCCACTCGGACGTTCTGGTCACTCGGGAATACATATCCACCAGCCACCACCTCAACGAGATAGCTATCGACGGGTAACACTTTGGGAATCTTAAACAATACCTTTGACCCTTGGACAGTCGTCGAAAATGACGCTTTGCCCTTTTTGCTGGTAAAGTGGACTGTAGCTTCCTGCCCCTCGAGGTCGATCGGAGTCCATCTCTCATCGTATAATGCAAAACCAAAAAGGGAAGCCGAGTCGCCTTGCTTGACGACCCGACCGCCCTCAAACTGCTTTAAATTCGTACAGTTTGAGCGATTCATTAAATCACCCCTTTACTCGTAATAGTTGACTAAATCGTCTTTGTCCCAGCATGATAGCCAAACAAGGCCGAATTGCCCGAACTCAAACAAGCGCCAGTAATAACCGCCATAATATCCGCCTTTGCCTGTATCTGTGATATGGGCTTCATCGAGTTCGAACGAGAAGAACATTCCAGCTTTAAAGTCTTGATCCGCACCGTCTGGCAAGTTGTTTCCGTCTTTGTCTACCCAGTTTACCATTGAAACGGGAATACCGTTCTCGAGCCAATCGAACCCAACTGGCGCGAGATAGTCACATTTGATCTGCCAGATACCGTGAATATACTTAACTTCGTTCGCTTGATAAAAGGCCTTGTCTTTTGGCTGTACGGCTGTGCTTGCTTGGTTGTTGGTTTGAGGTGCTGTGTCAGCGTATCGCCAAACCTCGATATAAGCCGGTTTATTCCAACCGTAGTAGTCGTTCCAAGGGTAAGTGTTAATAGCTTGTCCGGGTGCGCCTTGAGTCGAATAGTCGCACGAAATAAAGTATGTATCGTCGATCATCGCTCCGACGTGGCCACCAGCACCACCAGACGTTGACATATCAGCGCCCCAGCTCATAAGAACGATATCACCCGTTTGAGCGTCCCAGTCTTGGTTAATGCTTACACGATAAAAGCCATTATTAGCTAGTTGCTGGCCAAGTGTTACCGTTGACGGTAAGCCTTGAATCGGAATACCAGCTTCTTTTAAAACTTGCGACACGATACCCGAGCAGTCGCCCGTGCCGTCTGCGCCGTTACGGCTTCCGAGCATTGAATAGGTAATTAGTCCGCGACGACTAATAAAACCGTTAACGATAGATTGTTGTACACTCATGTTCGACCTCTCTATTTCTTCCATTCTTCGTTAGCGCGTTTAACTGCTGCCTCGATAAAGGTATTAAGCTCTTGATTCGTCAAGTGGATATTTTGAGACTCAAGACCCTCGATCAAGCTAGTTTTAGCGTGCTCTAGCTTATCTGTCCCGTGGATATCCAACTTGTCCGCAACTTGCTCCGTAGCATTGACCGCATTTTTCGCCAAGATCTCGACGATCTCGATTGCTTTCTTGCCACCGCGCATTAGTAAGTATTTCTTGACCGCTTGTACCACGATACCAGTTAATACTACTAAAATGCTCATAGCCGATGAAGTAATAATACTTGTGATTTGATCCATGTTATTTGTCCTTTCTAATTCCGACATTTGTTTCAAACTGTCCAGTCTGAAGATTAAAATCAATCGTC